ACCGCCCCAAGTTCCCTTACTCTTCGTGGTAAATGAGTTGACCCTAGCGAATGCCCACTGTTGTGGTGTGGTGCCGGGTCTATGTCCAGTTCTCCAAGCAGCCATTCCACGGTCATACACCTTTTTTAGAACACCATAAGGCATACCAGACTTCTCGGCTTTCTTGACAAGTCCTTTGATTTTCTCATCAAGTTGATACGCACCTTCTACTTGATAGTCTATATAATCTGACATGTCATCTATTCTACTTACGGCAGTCGCAACTTTATTTGTCCACCATGTAGGAAGCTCTGCTTCATCGCCAAGTTTTGATAACTCTGCATTCATTCTCTCTAAGGCTTTATATGCGATACCCACTTTGACTTTCATAGATGCAACATCAGTGTGGCCATTTTCAGTCAGCAACTCGTCCACTCTATCAATCAACGCTTCGTTTCTTGAAAGGTAAGCGGCTACAGCCATTTTATGACGCTTCTTCATTGATTTCCCCTTAAACTGTGGTGCGTCAGACTTCTTAAAGTCTTTTACATAATCACCTATGTCGGCATCTTTGTCTAACTTTTCATTAAGATCAGTTCTACCAAATCCAAGTTTTGGTTTATTATTTAACATAGAAGTTAAATGTGCTTTCATATAGCTATCAACATCTTTTTTTATACCCATATCATCTGCTTTTGCGATAATTTTGTCATATAGTATTTGTGATTTCTTTTTCTGTTCATCACTCGCACCACCGGCATCCATCGCATTCTTTTCCATTTTATAGAACATATCTTGCATACGGGTAAGTTCTTCTGCACCTTCTTTGTCTGCGTGTTTTTTCATAACTTTCTGTGCTGAACCACACATATAGAAAAACTTTGTTGTGTAATTACCAACTTTTATTTCATGCTCTGGTTGCTCACCAAACATTTGTTTAAACTTCTTAGTGTGTTTGGATGGCTTTGTTTTACCGCCTTTATCACCTGGCGCTGGGGTATATGCGGCTGGATTATCATCATCCATCGCTGCCCCTCTTTTAAAGTGGTCTTCTCTGTCATCTTTAGTAGACTTCTTAACTCCAGCATAATACTTTGCTGGTTGAGTGCCAGGCTCATCTTTTACATCTGGGTCTTGTTTTACTCTTCTTAGTTTCTCCATTTGAAGAACAAAAGACTTAAAATCTGTAGGCATTTGATTATCCTCGGTCTGATATTCTGCTTTTAGTTCTTTTGGAAGAACTCCTTTTTGCACAAGCTTATTAGTATACTGAATGAAAGTTCTAGCAGAAACATCAAACTCTCTTGCAACATCGGCAGCAACTGCCGAAGGATTGCGTTTCTTATTCTCTGGCTTTGTCATCCTGTCAGCAAATTGTTTGACCATTTTCTCAAACCCCTTTGGGTGAGTCATTTGGTCAATCTTTGCTTTTGCTTTCATGAACCATGCCATTTCATCAAGCTCAAACTCTTCTTTCTTTGCCTTTGCAGCTCTCTTTGCAGCTTTCCTTTGTTGTGCGGCAACTTTTTTATCAAAAGCTGTCAGCTTTGGTTTTTTCACACCAGAAGCTGAAGCGGCGGCTGCTCTCTTTTCAGCGTCTTTTGTGGCTTTCTTGATATTTGATTGATATTTCTTAGCAATATCAAATGTACTTGCTGCTGATTTTACACCTGATTTGGCTTTCTTTGCTAGACTTTTGACACCCACACTTTTTAACGCAGAGGCTGCTTTTTTAGCTTTCTTCACAGGATTCATAGAACCAACAGCCGCTTTAGTTTGATCAACGGCAGTTCTTCCCAAAGCTTTCACATAACTTACTGGACCTTCATCAAGTTCAATCTCATGTAACCATGCCTTATGAACTTTATTATCCTCTGTCACAAATGAAATATAGTTTGTTCCTTTACGAACAATCTCGCCACGCATTCCTTTTGCTTCTATAATCTCACCCACATTCCATATCTTCCCTGTGAGATATGCATCACGCATTTCCTCATAGGTATCCATCTCACCCATGTCTTTTTCTTCACGAATGCCCATACTTTTACGAACATCTCTGTATAGTTTTTCAACATCCTTGAAGCCAGAGGGAACACCTTGTTTAAAAGACTCAAGGTCACCATCTGTCGCAGCGGCCCGCATCTTACTAGCACTCATACCCTCAACACCTTCAGCATCGGGGTCACGCTCACCAGCACTAACAACCTCTATGTTATCAAATCCATAAAAACCATGACGAGCATCAACACCGTTATACTGATTCAAAATTCTCTCAAACTCATCTACTCTGTCACTTCCAACAACCATGACGATTGCTTTGTATCCTTTGTTATGTAAAGATACCGCAACCTCAAAAATTGTTCGTGCTTTATCTGTGGTTACATTCTTCGCATACTTTGGAAACATCTTTCTGATGTATGCAACTTTTCTCTTATAGTCTAATGGATTTTTCTTAGCGTCTTGTGAGTGAGATACGAAGATATGCATCTTAGAGCCAACATTTTTCTTTTGCTCTCTAGCCATAGCGTCAATCAGCTTACCATGACCCGTAGTAGGTGGATTCATGCGCCCAAAGGTGAACACGGCAGTGTCACCACTTTTCTCCATCAACTCACTAAACTTCTTCATTTTTCAGTCGCCTGTTGAGCAGCCCTAAACTTCTTAACTCTATCTGGTTCAGCGGCCATAAGCTTTCTTGCTTTTCTCTTTGCAACCTTATCAATTCTTCTACCAAATCTTTGCATTATCACTTGGTCGGCTTTTACCCTCGCAGCAATGCTTAAAGAATTATAATTAGGAAAAGCTTTGTTCCTAAAAAGTTTGATTGTTTGTTTTCTGGCTGATTTGGAAATTTTTGCCATATCTCTCCTTCTCATGAGAGTGCGTTTCTTTTTCCTTTGAAAACCAGCTTGTTTAGATAACAACCTCATACGACGAGCCAATTTTCGACGCTGCGTTAGACTCGCTGTTCTTTTATATTCTTGTTCTTGTAAATCTGAGTGTTCTGAAAATGTCTTCATCTGTCCCATGCCTTTACTGCCGTGAAGTTATTGAAAGAGAACTCCATACGGTCTACAAGCTTAACTGCGCCACCGCTTACTCTATCAATAGCAACATAACCTTCGGGATTTGTCACTTTATATCCATTGGGTGTGCGAATAAATGTATCTGTCAATCCCTTCACACTATTTAGTTTTTTTACAATTTGCATCTTTGCATCTACAAGTAAATTTTGAAAAGTGATAACTTGAACCAAGTTTGTAGTGTGTCTTTTCACCTCTCTTACATACTCTTTTTGTATATTTGTATACTTTTGTTTACCCTTATCACTTTTAGCTTTGTCAATCTGTTTCTGAATAGAATCAAACACCCACTTTTCATAACCTTTTGCATGTGATCTAGGATTAGTAATCTTTTCTCCAGCACGAACTTTACTGTTGTTATATGTTTTCAGAGATGCACCAACAAGAGTTCCCGTTAGACTATCTTGAAATCTTAGAAACGCTCTTAGTTTTGGTCCATTGATCTTGTTAAAAGTTCGCCCAGTTTGTGATAGTATGGCAGTTATAGCTTCAGTTTCTTTTTCTGTAAATGTGGCCTCTCCTGATACATCTTTATATGTTGCATCATCCATCCATACAGAAGGTACTTTTTTTAGTTCTGATATGTCTGCACCAAATGATGCTTTCATATCCTGTAGTTTTTTACCTGTATATGTTGTGTGCCAAACAATGCCCATTTTAGCACGGTTCATTTGTTTACCAAGGTCACTGTTTACAGGGACCGCATAAACAATAGTGTTGGGCTGAAAAGTGTAGTATTTTGTTCCGTCAATTGTGTCTGTCTCAATGTCATCAGTGAACATAAGGTCACCTTGAAGAACACCTTTTATCCCTAGTTTCGGAAGTTCAGCCAACGCAACTTTAAATTTTTCATTGAGATTGCCTGATAAATCATCATCTATATCTGCATTTGTTTTATATAGCTTTGGGTTTACATTAAACACTGATTTCTTGGCGACAAAGAAATCACCTGTCTCTGGCTGAATCCCCGCAAAGATTGCAGGGGCGCCGTCCCACTTAACTGTCATGTTGACAGAGCTACGAGTTGAACCAGCCAGCATATCTCTCAAGGAGCGAAGAAAGTTGATAGCAGCCCGTCCACCATCAACACCAAAGTTAAGGATTTCATCCTCTAGATGTTCAAGGTGAAGATTTTTGCCTGCCTTGCTCTCTGTCAGCATGTCTTTGAAACTAATCATCAGAGTTCCTAAAGTTTTATTTTATATCCAACACGGGTGCCAGCGGCTGATGGTCCACCATAAGTTGATAACCTAAATTGTTTAAACTGAGGTAAAGTTGGCATTTTCAATATATCATTTTTTTTGTTTACGTTATACACTTCAAAATTATCACTCGACCTATCATGAATTACAAAATAATCATCACCACCTTTTGTAAAATGCTGTAATATCAAATCATGAATATTACGCAATAAACCTCTACTTGTGGCTTTAAATATTGCCGGTAGTTTGCCAGATTTAACTACTCCTTCGTCTCCCGCATATCCAATTTTAGGGTCGAGACTTTTATAATATTCCATTATGGCATGAAAAGCACCGCCCTCATCACCTCGTTTACTGCGAAGTTTACCCCACACTCCATTTTTCTTGCTAAACACACTTCTAAGTTCTGGAACACTTTGAATATATAACTCTGCTGTTTTATCTAATTCTGCTTTGCCTGCTTGTGATTTTTTATTTTGTGACCTTCTTGCAGTTATATCAAAAAATGTTATTTCATTAGCTCTAGCGTTAGTCCCTTTTATTTCAAATTGAATTCTTTTTCCATCAATCGTCATCACCAAATCTGGTATCGTTGACCCACTAGGTGCAACGGTAAATTCAGATGCATACTCTATACCTTTTTTATCACACAATTCTTTTATGTATGCAGCGCATTCTTGTTGAGTTTTAGTTCCAGCGGCAACTCTTTTTTGACTTTTGCCGCCCGGTTTTTTAATATTACTTATTGGAACATATCCATCAAAAGGTTTGTCATGACCTTTTAATGATACTTTTGCGAACCAAGTGGTTGCAGAAACTTTACCACCGGGAATTCCTGATATCTGTCTCTTATGCAGTGTAGCTGGGGCAGTAAACCAAACAGTTGTTCCAGCCGAGAGACTTTTAATCACCTCTCCATTTTTATCTACCAAATCTGTTTTCTTTAGTGTTGGAAATCCTTCTGGATATGCATAATCTTGACCATCTACCGGAGCATAAATGGTTCTTTCGTCCTTTTGAGGTTTATCCCCACCCACTCCATTTGGAAAATTAGCCATTCCAAATTTTTCAGCGATAAATAAATTTCCAATCCTGTCAACATGATTGACATAAGACTCTTCTCTTGGTCTTACTTGATGAAGATATTTTCTAAGTGACAACCGCTCTCTCCATGTAATACAAATATTTCATATTATTTATAAAACAAGGGA